AAGGGTCAGAAACATGGTGTTCGTAATGCTCTCTGGTATCCGATCGAAGCATGGAAAGCGAGTCTTGGTCGAAAACCAAAAGCTCAGGCGAAAGCGGAAAGAGATCAGGTTAGCAATCAGCAGGCTCTTGGACAGTTACAGAATATTGTAGAACAGCGTCCTGTAGATCCGATCGAAGCTGCTAAGAAGTCCATCCTAGACTCAGGCGACTTAACACAGGTGTATAAGAATCAACACCTATTCACCACTCAGGAAATAGCAAGCGCTATATCAAGATACAATCAGATTACGCTTCTTGAGAAAGCTATGGCTGAACAGAAGGGTATGAAGAAACTTGAGTTGATGAAGAAAGTGGATTCTTATGCAAACGCTATGGGTACAGCGTCTAAAGCTTTCGATAATACTATAAAGTTCATCAATACGATCGATAAGATGTCGGACGCTTATACTGGTTACAAGAACACCAAAGAGAAAGGCGGATACCTCAAGGTTAGCAAGGATAAACTGAATGGTATGACAAACGCTGAATTCGCTCAGAAGAAAGATAAAGACAATCCATTCACAAAAGATAACATCAATAAGATGTCTAGCAATAAGGAATTGATTGACGCATTAAGCGAGGCTCTTAAGAAGAAAAAGGAGGACTAGATGTATAACGACGAATTATATCACTTCAGTCTTCCATGGAATAAAGAAAAACGAGACCATAATAATGTAAAATACATCGCTAAAGTTCCTATGGGAAAGAAGCAGTTTCGTTATTTCTATACGCAGAAAGAGTATGACGCTTATCTGAAATCTAAAGGATCACTTCTTGATAGAGCTAAGAATTATGTTAAGAGCATTCCAGACAATGTATCTAAGACATTCAAAGAACAGAAAGAACGGATTATCGGAACTGGTAAATACGATTCCACGTCTAAGAACTACGATCAGATCAAGAACGATATCGTGAATTCAAAAGAGTGGAAGAAAATTGTAATGAATAGAGATCCGGAGTATCGAAGAAGAGATGCTTCTGGAAATGTTTATTACGATTACGATAAATACTTGTTCAATAAGAAACATCCGGTGTTAGACGCGCTTTGGGATGTTAATGATGGAAGAAAAATATCTATCCTTGATCAGAACATCGATACATTCCTTGCTGGTAGTAAGGACTATATTAGATCGGGGATTAACGCATTAGAGAATTTGGCATCTATTGGTGTCGGAACTCTTACCACAATGCTTCAGTTGAATCAGGGAACAAAATTCCAGAACACTGAAGTGATGAATCAGCTCAAAGATACTCCTGAAGGAAGGAAACTCGATGAGTATGTTGATATGACGAAAGATACACTTGACACTGCTAATGAACTATATAAGAGAGGTAAGGAAACTTACGAAACAATTCAAAATGAGCGTGACAAAGTTAAATCTACACAGAAAATAGATCCTGAGACAAAGAAGGCCATGATCAAAACTGCGACACATTTAGCTATGGGTACGATCACCCCTGAAGATGTTAAGTTTATAGGGAAAATAGGTGTTAAAGCAGTATCTCAATACACTGGAATGACTGAAGAAGAAATGAAGGATAAACTCCTATCTGTTGCAGTAGAAGCTGCTAAAGATCAAATGTCAGCTCCAGATATTAAAAACGCAGCTAAACAAATTATTGGTATGTATGGAGACGCGAATGATGCGGCCCCGGCTATCAAGAATATCAAGAACGGTAAAGGTAGTACAGAAGACGCCAAACAAATCTACGACTCTTCTATAAAAGCTTATGCGAAAGCTAATAATATGAGCGAAGCAGAAGCAAAGAGTAAGATGAATGGTATTGCCAAAAACACCGCTAATGGTAAGACGTCCGCTTATACAATGAAAATGATCAAATCATTCGCTAAGGCTAATGGGATAAGCGAACAAGCTGCAGAAGAGTTGCTCGTTGGATCGCTTGAAGATGCGTTCTTGGCCAATGTAAATAGGAGGTAATCTATGAATGAATTATATCATCATGGAGTCCTTGGTATGCATTGGGGAATTCGTCGATGGCAGAATCCGGACGGAACTCTAACCAATGCCGGAAGAGCTAGGTTTAAGAAAGTAAATCGCAGCGGTTCTCTCAAGAGAAAGAATCGTAGTAAAGCTCTTAAGATCTTGAAGAAACAGAGATCTAAAGAAACACTAAAGAAAAAGAAAGCTTATTTGGGTTATCGATTACACGGTAAGAAGGAAGGTATCGTAAAAGATAAACTTCAAAGTCGATATGATAAGAGCACAAATAAGTTAATGGATCTTAATACCAAAATTAGTGACATAAAGAACTATAACATCAAAGCGGGTAGAGATTATATCGTGGCTACGCAATCTGTAAAACTTCCATATATCGCCATAACACCTCTTGGCGGAAGGTTTAAGCTTGCAACAATTGGTAAAGATTATTTAATCATGAAATAAGAGAGGAGATTACAATCATGCCAAATAACGATTATTGGAGATTTAGAGACAGTCTCGAGCATTCTGGAATTGTAGAAGCTGATGGAGAAGAACTGTATCATGGCGAGAAGGGTACTGTGTGGTCTGACCATGCATACAAAGCAAAAGAATGGATCAATGGCAAATGGAAATACATCTATGATAACACTCAGGGAGCAGCTAGTTCCTTAAATCAGAGACGTAGAGATATGGGTCTTACAAAGACTAACGCTATGAATCACATTCAGGGTTACGGTCGTTTGGCAAAAGCGAACGCTGGAGCCGCTGGTAATGGATTATCCAGTATGGCTAGAAACCCTAGAGCTACCATGAACAGTGCAAAGACCTATGCTCATGGAGCCGGAAATACCGCTACTGCTTATGCTAAACTTGCACGAAATAAAGTGAATAGTGCTAGAGATAAAGCGCTTCAGGGTATTACTCGTATTAAGAATCGTATGTCTCAGGGTAATTACGGAGCGTCTTATGATGCTCTTGATCCAAGAAAGACTAAGAAACAAAAGGCTGCAGAGCGTCATTCCGCAAACTTAAGACGCAAAGTAAAAGTGTCTGGAGCATATGGTCGTGCTAAGCGAAACATCATGAGCTTAATTAATAAAGCTCGTGCTAAATTTGGTAAATAATTCAAAATCAAAGTAAAGGTAAAACATGTTAAGCAATACCGCAGTTCCAATTTATTACGCGCAGTTCCGTGAAAAAGTTCTGCGCGGAGAAACACCGGTATGTGAAGAGATATCGATGCAGATGAACATTATCGACTCGATGATCTTAGATCCTAACTTATATTACGACGATGAAGCGATTAACGGTTTTATAGCATATTGCGAAACCGAACTGACTTTGACTGATGGCGAAGATCTACACTTGCTTGATTCGTTTAAGTTATGGGCAGAAGACCTCTTTTCATGGTTCTATTTCGTCGAACTTAGTGTTCCAGAACCAGATCCGGTAACTCATAGAGTACGATACGTAAATAAGATAATAAAGCGAAGACTTAGAAATAAACAATATTTGATTATTCCAAGATCTAATGCCAAATCTATGTACTTATCCAACATACAATCATATGGATTAAATGTAGATACATCTACAACGCATCAGATCACAACCGCACCAACAATGAAACTGGCAGAAGAGGTTCTCTCACCGATTAACACTTCGATTATTCGGCATAGGGGACCTCTTTTCGAATTCTTAACAGAAGGTTCGTTACAGAACACAACAGGATCCAAAGCGAAAAGACAGAAATTATCATCAACCAAAAAGGGTATAGAGAATTTCTTGACGGGTTCGCTTCTTGAGATTCGACCAATGTCCATTCCGAAACTTCAGGGTTTACGAGTGAAATATTCTACCGTAGATGAATGGTTATCTGGAGATATTCGAGAAGATCCGATTGGTGCTATCGAACAGGGTGCGGCAAAGATTCCTGACTATATTATCGTGGCAGCCTCATCAGAAGGTACTGTCCGAAACGGTGCAGGAGATACAATTAAATTGGAGCTAGAAGATATTTTACATGGTAAATACAAAGCTCCACACATATCCATATGGTATTACAAACTGGATAGTATTGACGAAGTGAATGATCCTTCCAAATGGGAGAAGGCGAATCCGAATATCGGAAAAACGGTTCAATACGACACGATCCAGAGAGATGTAGAGAGAGCTGAGATGGCTCCGGCAACTAGGAATGATATCCTGGCTAAACGATTTAATATTCCTATGGAAGGATTCACTTATTTCTTTAGTTATCCAGAGATACAACCATTCCCACTACATTCATTCAGAAATTTACCATGTTCCTTAGGCGCGGACATGTCACAAGGCGATGACTTCTGCGCATTCACGTTCTTATTCCCTCTTCCGGGTGGAAGATTTGGCGTAAAGACACGAAGTTATATTACTTCTTATACATTCGATACATTACAACTTGCATTACGTATTAAATATGAAGAATTCATTAGAGAAGGCAGCCTTATCGTAATGGAAGGAACTGTCCTTAAGATGGAGGACGTATACGACGATGTAGATAATCATATCATGATGATGGGTTATGACGTTAGAACATTCGGATATGACCGGTATAACGCAGAATACTTCGTCGAAAGATGGGTTCGAGAGAATGGACCATATGGTATCGAGAAAGTTATTCAGGGATCGAGAACTGAATCAGTACCTTTAGGAGAATTAAAACACTTATCAGAGCAGAGACTACTTATATTCGACGAAGGTCTTATGAGTTTCACGATGGGTAACTGTATTACTATCGAAGATACGAACGGTAATAGAAAGTTATTGAAGAAACGAAGAGAGGAAAAGATCGATAACGTAGCAGCTATGCTCGACGCATATGTGGCATATACGCGTCATACTGACGCTTTCGAGGTGTAAATCAAAATGAACAAATTACAGAGAGAACAGATGTATTACGACACACTTTGTCGTGACATGTATGGTATGTCCTGTGACGAAGCCCTTCAGCATGGTGTCGCAGAGACATTAAACGATCTTAAGAATGGTCTTGCTAATGGTTTAAAGAATGCAAAACAGATGACTGGAAAGTTAGCTTACCGAGTTAAGAGAGCCATTAATAAAAAGAGAGCAAAAGAGCAGGATGAGAACATGGCTAGATACGGAGCTTCCGCAGATCTGTCTGAGAAGAGTATCATGAAGACTTACGGAAAATCCGTAGATGCTCTTGAGAAGAAAGAGAAGCGTCTCGCTTATGGTAAATCTATCGATCCTAAAGAAGGCGGAAAGACTGGCCGATATGTTGGAAATAGAAGCGATGATTATCCATATGATTCTAGTGAAGCTATCAAGAATCGTAAGAAATACTATGGAAAGTCTCATGACGCGCTTAATGACAAGCCTACCGGAGCAGCAAAGACTCAAAAGCGTATCAATGAGATGAATGCACACACAAAGAAATTGAAAAACATTGCGAAGTTCGGAAAGACAGTAGATCCAACCGAGACCCCTAACTATAAAGGAATGGATAAGTTCGGAAAGACGGTAGATCCTGCTGAGTATCTCAGAGATGATAATGGTGTATCCAAATTAATCGCTGAGAGAAACGATCTTGCACGTAAACTCGAGAAAGCGAAGAACGCTCCGGTTAGAATGACCGGTACCGTAAAAGAACTTCAGAGAAAGATCGAAGAGCTTAATAAGGCAATCGCTTACAGATCTAGTCTTAATAAGTAAGGCAGGTGATCGCATGTCATTATATCAGAAACAGCTTCTAAACATGAGACGCGATGAACTTTGCCATGCCGATCATAAATATGAGTCGAAAGAGTTTAAAAATGGATACTGGCATTATACCTATCCAGCAAAGAATACAGGAAATAAAAAGTATACTTATACATCTTTAGCAGATGCTGAGAAGAGAAAACATATTCAGAATATGTCTACTATGGGTATTCTCGATCGTATCAAGTATAACTTAGGAGTCGCTGGAGAAGCGATCAATAGACGACTTTCTTCCTATAAGAATCGTTACGCATCGAAGAAATCCGAAAGCGCTAGACGATTCAACGAGAAGAGAAAAGAGCTTATGGCTACGCATAACCCAGAAATGTATTCGTTGAAGGGTAAGTATACGGCAGCAAATTCAAAAGCTGAATACTATAAAAAAGAAGCCAATAAGATTCAAGAAGAGGCGTCTGCTTTACGTCAGCAAGAGGTGGAAATCACCAAAGAGTACAATAAAGCGAATGCCAATCTTCAAAAAGTAATGAATGGTATCAAAGCGCCTGGAATAAATACAGATACTACTCAGAATGTTAAAGCCATGTACGAATACAGAAAGCAAGTAAATGCTCTTCAGAAACAGTTGAATAAGATTCAGAAGAATCGCGTTCGCACTGAAGAACGATTAGCAGAAGTTAAATCTAATATGGTAAATTCTAAGAATGATTATAAGACATATAAAGATTCTTATGACGGTAAGTTAGCAAACGCTAAGTATATTTCCAGACTTTATCGAACGAATAGATAGGAGAATTCAAAATGGCGTTAATTGACAGATTCAAAAGTTCATGGAACGCTTTCGTTGGAAGAGATCCTACCAAAACGATGAATGAACAACCGGGAAGTGGTTATTACACTAGACCTGATCGGATGCGATTCACTAGAGGTAATGAACGATCCATTATCACATCAGTATATACAAGACTCGCTATTGATGTATCTATGATTGATATCGAACATTGTAGACTCGATGAGAATGATCGTTATCTCGAGACAATGAACAGCCGATTAAATCAGTGTTTAACCCTTGAAGCGAATATTGACCAGACGGCAAGAGCTTTTATTCAGGACGTGTGTCAAAGCATGTTCGACGAAGGTTGTGTAGCCATCGTTCCGGTCGATATTTACTCAAAGCAGGATCCAATGCAGAGTGATGCTTACGATATCGCATCGATGCGAACTGGTAAGATTACAGCTTGGTATCCAAGGCATGTAAAAGTGGATGTGTACGATGACACAACCGGTCATCATAAAGAAATCCTCATGCCAAAAGAAAGAGTTGCGATTATAGAGAATCCATTTTATTCAGTCATGAATGAACCGAACTCTACGATGCAACGACTTATAAGAAAATTAAACCAACTGGATGTAGTAGATGATCAGACTAGTTCTGGAAAGTTGGACATGATTATTCAGCTCCCTTATGCAGTTAAGACCGAAGCTCGTAGAGCTCAGGCTATTGAGCGTAAGAAAGATCTTGAGGACCAATTGACGGGTTCTAAATACGGAATTGCGTATGTTGATTCTACAGAGAAGATTACACAGTTGAATAGAGCCGTAGAGAATAACATTATGGAAGAAGTACAGTATCTTACCGATATGTTGTACAGCCAATTGGGATTAACTACCGCAATCATGAATGGTACTGCGAACGATATGGAGATGCAGAACTATAACACCAGAACAATTGAGCCTATTATTTCCGCTATTGTTGAAGAACTGAAGAGAAAATTCCTATCACAGACTGCTCGTACTCAGAAGCAGTCTATTTTATTCTTCAGAAATCCACTTAAGTTGGTATCTACGTCTCAGGTTGCTGAGATTGCAGATAAACTCACCAGAAACGAAATCGTATCAACCAATGAAATGCGTCAAGCTGTCGGTTTCAAACCTGTGCAGGATGAGATGGCAGATCAGCTTCGTAATAAGAACTTATCTCCAGGAGAAGGTCAAATGTATGCCACCACAAACGGCGATGAGATGGCTTCTTATGGAGGTGAGGAAGAAGGGTACGACGACGAGATGAGTGATGTTCCAGAGGATGATCCAGGATTCCAGTTTGTTAATGGAATGGCTGATCAACAAGTTTAAGGAGGAAATTCAAAATGGCTAAATGGGATTTTAGTGGTTATGCCACTAGAAACGACATTGAATGCGCCGATGGACGAATTATCCGACAGAACGCCTTTGCTGATAACGATGGGGCAAAAGTTCCGATCGTATGGAATCATCAGCACAACGACATTGGACAGGTACTCGGTCACGGTATCCTTGAGAATCGAGAAGATGGCGTATTTGTCTATGGCTCATTCAATAACACCGCTGCAGGTATTACTGCTAAAGAAGCAGTAAAGCATGGTGATGTAGAATCCTTGTCTATTTATGCAAATAAATTAATTCAGAAGGGTTCTAATGTATTACACGGTTGTATCCGAGAGGTTAGCCTTGTGTTAGCAGGAGCTAATCCAGGTGCACATATTATGGATGTTTCTGTTGCTCATTCAGAAGATGCTGAGTATGAAGCTCAGATCTATTCCGGAGAATCAATTATTCTTTCTCACTCTGATGATGACACAGAAGAGGCATTTTACGATGAGGAAGGAGAAGAAGACATGGGAAATGAGCTTGGTGCAATTCTCGACACTATGGACGAGGATCAGCTGAATCTGGTTGAGGCACTTGTCGGCGACGAGATGCAGCACGCAGAGGATGACATCGACGTAGAAGCAGTTATCGAATCTATGGATGAGGATCAGTTAGACGCTCTTGAGGCGATTGTAGACACCATCGAGGAAGAAGATGCTGAATACGATGATGGTTACGACGAGGACGAGTACGATGACGAGGAAGATGATGAATATGAAGAGGA